CCTGGTATATAACTGTTGGTTTCGCGACGAAAACCTACAAGATTCTGTAACAGTTGATCGTGGCGATGGTCCAGATTTGTATTCCGATTACACATTGTTACGTCGTGGCAAACGGAAAGACTATTTTACTTCTTCTCTTCCATGGCCTCAAAAAGGTGATGCGGTAATGCTGCCGTTAGGCGATAAGGCTTACGTTAAGAGTGATACAGGTTTCTATCCGAATATTAAGGATACAAATGATGACAATATTAGGCTCCGGGCAGATTCAACGTGGGTAACGTTGCAGGGTCATGGTGACGGAGACAGTAGTTTAATGTATGCAGATTTGTCGACTGCGACAGCTGCGACAATTAATAGCATTCGTAATGCGTTCCAGACCCAACGTTTGTTAGAGCGTGACGCAAGAGGCGGCTCGCGTTATGTGGAGATTTTAAGAGCCCATTTTGGTGTAGTTCCTGACGATTTGCGTCTGTTTAGACCTGAGTTTTTAGGAGGCGGAAGTGCTCCAATCAATATTAATCCTGTTGCGCAGACTAGTGCGTCTAACATTACAGGTGGAGATACCCCAATGGGTACATTGGGTGGTGTTGGTACTGGGCTCGCTAGTAACCATGGTTTTACTAGTTCTTTTACTGAGCATGGTATGGTTATCGGCCTTGCTAATATCAGGGCAGATTTGAGCTATCAACAAGGTTTGCATAAAAAATGGACCCGGAATACTCGGTATGATTTTTATATGCCGGTGTTTTCGCATATTGGTGAACAGGCAATTCTTAACAAAGAGATTTATGTGACTGGTACGTCTACTGACGAAGACGTTTTCGGATACCAAGAAGCTTGGTCCGACTATCGGTATAAGCCGAGTGAGGTTACTGGTCTTATGCGGTCTACTGCATCGGGTACGCTCGATGCTTGGCATTTGTCACAGAATTTCACTTCATTGCCAACCCTTAATGCTACATTTATAGAGGATCGTCCTCCTGTTGATCGTATCGTTGCGGTCGGATCGGAGGCGAATGGTCAGCAATTCATTTGTGATGCGTTCTTTGACATCACAATGGCTCGCCCTCTTCCAATGTTTAGTGTTCCGGGTCTTGTGGATCATTTCTGATGAGTATTCTTGGTTCTATTGCTGGAAGCCTAGTTACCGGTTTAGTTAATAAGCGCTCTGCCGATAAGCAGATGCGCTTTCAGGATGAGCAATCTAGGACTCAATATCAAAGAGCGGTTGCTGATATGAAGGCGGCCGGATTGAATCCTATGTTGTCAGCTAAGCTCGGCGGTAACGCCGCCATGCAAGGTGCCAGTGCGTCAATGCCCGATCTTGGGCAGACGATTAATACTAGCAAACAAGTGTCTAATCAGAAAAAGCTTATAGAGGCTCAGATTGGTTTAATTCGGTCTCAGGCTGATCAGGCATCAGCTAATGCGTCTTTGGCGCGTACACAGGCTTCTGATGTGGTTGCTAGTCAACAAGCTGGCCGTTGGTCTGCTGATGTAGAGAGCAAGCTTTCAGGTGCTGCTCAATCTCGAGCGATGGTCAATCAGATTGAGGCTAACGTTAAAAAGGTGTTAGCAGAGATACCAGGTATTAATGCTGATTCGTTAATGAAGCAGTTGAGTGTTGCAGAACAGGAGGCTTTAAATTGGATTTATACCGCGCATGACGGTGATGTTGGAAAAGTGTTAAAAACTTTTCGAGTTTTGAAAGAAGGCGGAGCCGGAATTGATACTATTGTGAATGCGTTAGGCATTGGTGGTTTGTTAAATAAAATTGGTAAGAAAGTACCGACTAAGAAGATTACTCATAGTCGGACTAATACACCGAAAGGTGCATCAGAGACATATTCAACTACATGGAGTGAATAAGATGTTTATACGTACCCCATACAATTACGACGCCAATGAAGCGTCTATTGTTACAGGCGTCGAGTGCGTTGAGCCAACGCTAGCTCGACAAGAGTTTAAAAACGATAGTGATTTGAATACGATGATCCGTCGTTTTGGTGTTGAAGTTGCTCAAGCGCCGAATTGGCGTGAATTTGATGCAACAGTAATTCCGGATAATTTCATGGACTTACAACGTGTACTTCAGGAAGGCGTTGAAGCTTTTAATAGCCTTCCAAGTGATATTCGTGCTCAGCACGAAAACAACCCAGAGAAGTTTCTTAACTGGGTTAAAGATGAACAGACTCGGCTTGCCAAAGCCGATCGTGATGCTGCGAAAGCGGCTAAAGAAGTTGTTGAAACTCCGGTTTTAACGGAAGCGCAGGACGTCACAGAGTGACGTCCGAGCAGGCACATATATTTGTTACTTGATTTATATATGTGCCAGCTCGTCTTTTGTTAGAAAGGTATCCCCTGAGAAGGGGAGGGACCCCCCTACTAAAGTAGGAAGGGTTTCAGGTAACACATTTAATTTTAGATGTGATAATTTGATACTAATAGTTGCATAATTTTTATACAGAATAATCATTATGCGACAAATAAGTTGCAGTGCAACAAGGAGACACACATGTCATTACGTCGTAGCAATGTAAACAAATATTCATCTGCGCGGAAGTTTCGCGGTCAGATGCGTAAAACAAAACGCCCAAACGTAGCTCCTGCTCCTCAACGTGGTGGTTGGAGAATGTAAATGCCCTGTTTTCGCCCTATACCGGCGTGGCAGAACGAGGCAAATGAGGTGTTTTTATGGCGTCAGCCAAAGCGAGGAGACAAGGTCAAAAGAGAATTGCAACTTCCCTGTGGGGGTTGCGAAGGCTGTCTACTCGAAAGGTCAAGGAACTGGGCGATCAGGTGCATGCACGAAGCCCGTCAGTGGGAAAACAACTGTTTTATAACACTGACATATAAAGATGTTCCTAATTGTAACAGTTTGAACCATGCGCATTTCCAGAGGTTCATGAAAGTGTTTAGAGATAACTATCAAGGAGCCCAACCGTATGTTGATCCTAGGACTAATAAAGTCAGTCATCCTATTCGCTATTACATGGCTGGCGAGTATGGGTCGCGTTACGGGAGGCCTCATTACCACGCTTGTATCTTTAATTTCGATTTCAAAGATCGTGAATATCTTTGCACAACTAACAGCGGTTCTAAGTTATTTCGATCAGCTCAGTTGGAAGAACTCTGGGCTGAAGGGAAAGGTGATAATCGTCGTTCTTTGGGCTTTTCTTCTGTTGGTGATGTCACTTTTGAGTCTGCCGCTTATGTGGCTCGTTATGTCATGAAGAAAGCTCAGCAAGAGTTTGATGCAAGTTATACAGACGAACATACCGGAGAGTATTACGAGGATGTTCGTGTTCCAGAGTACAACCGGATGAGTCTTCGTCCGGGGATCGGTGCAACGTGGCTCGATCAGTACAAAGCGGATGTATATCCGCACGATGAAGTTATTGTGAATGGCTTCCCTACCCGTCCACCCCGTTATTACGACAAACGTTTGGAGGAGTTTGATCCAGATATGTATGAGGCGGTTGGACATGAACGTGTTGTAAGAGGTTTGAAAAAATGCAAGGACAACACACCAGAACGACTTGGCGCACGTCAAAGTGTGCTCAAGGCGAAATTACAAAAATTAGTAAGGACATATTAAAAATGATTAAGCCAGTAATTTGTGTATATGACAAAAAAGCGGAGTCCTATTCCGCACCTTTCTACGCTCAATCAAAAGGCGTAGCTATTAGAGAGTTTGCTGATGTGATTAACAAGGCTGATGAAAACTCTCTGTATTACAAACATCCAGAGGATTTTGATTTGTATTGCTTAGGTGAGTTCGACGACAAAACAGCCAAGTTTTCGTTGTCGGAGGTTCCTGAGCTGCTTATTAACGGAACAACTGCGAAGCAGTAGGAGTAAAACATGCCAATGATGCATAGAAATAAGAGTGTTGATGTTCACTCTTTCTCAATGATTCCGAGGGCGGAGATTCCTCGGAGTAAGTTCAAAGCTCAAAAAGCTTTAAAGACTGCGTTTGATAGTGGTTATTTGGTTCCTATCTTCGTAGATGAAGTTTTACCGGGCGATTCTATGTCGCTCAAT